ACTACCGGTATGGGTTACTTATATAGCTATATAGACCCGGAATCAGATTTCGGTAGGGGCGATGTCAAGTTCACTTATGTCAACCCATTCAGGGTATACGTCTCTCCGAATACTCGAAACAGGTGGTTTGATGATGCCGAAGGTGTTATCCTCTCTACAATCCTCACCGGTGAACAGGTCGTCAGCCTCTACCCAGAATTAGGCGAACAGGAAAATCCAGAAACAGGCGAAAAAGAAACGGGTATCATACAAGACCTTGAGACCTATATGGAAGAAGATTATCCCGGCGCAATGAACAACAACAGTAAGAAAGTCTTTACGCCAGCAGAAGCTCAGGATTTGGATTATTTTGAAAGACAGAAATACCAAATCTTAGAGAGATTCTATAAAGTTAAGGTTGATTTTTACCGTGTGATTGATATGCAGACTGGCGAAGAAGTTATCTTTAGCGATGAGGAGTATCAAGAATTTATAGAAAATAACAGAGAGCAGGTAGAGGCAAGTCAATACCAAGTTATACCAGTTAAACAAACGCGCGTTAAAGTGTGTGCTTCTATTGGTCAGGTTGTATTGTACGAATCAATATTAAATACCGACCATTATCCAGTTGTCCCTCTTCCAAATATTTTTACAGAGACCCCTTATCCAAAATCAGATGTGTCTCGTGCCAGACCAATGCAGCGCTTACTTAATAAACTTTGGTCGTTGGCTCTTTCCCACGCCCAAGCCTCGGGTGGATTAAAACTATTGGTACCTTTAGGAAGCGTGGAAGATTTAGGACAGTTAGAAAGAGATTGGGCTAACCCCAATGCGGTCATAGAAGTAGACTCCACACAGGGAGAGCCCCATTTCCCCGCACCCCAGCCATTAGCTGGAGAGTTCTATAAGCTGATTCAGCAGTGTGAGTTTTATATTGACTTTACTTTTGGCCTGCCAGAGATGATGCACGGTTTTGCAGAGAAGGCACCGGAGACAGTAAAGGGTACGGAGAGAATGATTGCCCTTGGAACTGAAAGACCCAAGTCTAAACTAAGAGATATTGAATTTAGTATTAATAGGCTGGGACAAGTGTTATATAATTTATCTAAAGGTCATTATACTTATAAAAAGATGTTCCGTTTAAATAGTGCCAATAACGACATGACCGAAGCGATGGTCAATTATTACGATGATAAGACAGGCGCCATCTTAGATATTAAAAAAGAACGACATAATTTAGGACAACACGACATACGCATTGAACCGGGTTCTACATTGCCAACTAATAAGTGGGCAGAGCTTGGTGTTTACATGGAAGCGTTTCAAATGGGTATCGTAGATAAGGTGGAAGTGTTGAAAAAGAACCCAGAAATATTTGATAAAGAAGCTATCCTACGCCGAACCGATGAGAAGAATCAACTCATGCAGCAGGTTCAGGCTATGGAAGAGCAAATAAAGAATTTGGAGGGAGACCTCCAGACTGCCCAAAGGGAGTCTGTGCACGATAGAAAACGGGTTGAGGTTGAGAAGTTTAAATCTCGACTCGCAGACGTTGCATCAGACGCCAAAGCTGACAGAAGAGTTCAGTTAAACAATCTACAAACAAAGGTGAAGCTCGAAGCGGAGAAATTAGCAAATGTGCGAGCAGATGCTAGTTCTACTCCAAAAGCTTAGAGACATCTAAAGGAGACATTATGGACAATACACAGACAGAGGCCCTACCCGTAGCTGACGGTTTAGTTGACGGTGGCCCAGATATAGTTGGAGAAGTAAGAACGGAAACGGATGGAGAATATGTAGAATCTCCCGAATCGCAAGAGACGGTTGATTTTTCAGCTCCAGAAGTTGAGGTACAGCAGGAAGTGATTCCAGAGAATGAGTGGGAAGTCGAAGCCCGCAAGTTCCAGTCAATGTATGACAGAACCCAAGCAGAGAATGAAAAGCTTAGAAGGCTTGAACCTCTTGGTGACTTGTTAGAATCAAGACCTGACCTCGTTGACGTCTTACAGAAAAACATAAATGGACAACCACAACAACAGCCGCAGCAAGAAGCCCAGCAAGGTTTACCTGCTGAGGATTTTAACCCTTGGGATGCTTACTATAATGCAGAATCACCCTCATTTAAATTCAGAGTGAACCAAGATGTTCAGATGATGAATAATGTGGTGAACAATGCGTTGGGTGAGCAGAAACGACAGATGACAGAGGAGATAACGTACAACAATACTGTGAATGAGTTGCGTAACACATATAAGTTTTCGGACAATGATGTTCAAGAGTTTATGGGTTTTGTTACACAGCCTAAAGAGCAGGTTGGCTTATCGAATCTGGTAAAGCTATATAGGGACGTTAATAAAAAAGGTAACGCCCCTGAAACGGCACAAGCGGTGAGAGCCGCTCAAAACCAGCCACGTACAGCTGGAGTCCTCCAAGGAGGTTCTCCAAGTTCTCCCAAATCTGAAGAAAATAAGGTATGGGATAACATTGTAAATGCTGGTAGTCGTAATAGCATACTTTAAACAATAAACTGAGGAAGGATATATAATATGGCAACATATAATAATCCCGGCCCGTTAAAGTTTGGTGACCCCGGTGCGGTAATTGACAGCGTAATACCATCAAGGCGACTATATAATTTCAGTGATAGAATTGCTGATTTAGCCCCTGATGAGTCTCCGTTTTTCGTTTACCTATCTAAGGTTGCTAAAGTTCCAACGGACGACCCGCAGTTCCGATGGTTAAAAGACCGTAATAAAATCCAAATGGCGGACAGAACATTTGCACTTGATGCATCTCATACTGTTGCAGCCGCAGGTAGCACAACAGCCTACACCGTTGATGACGGTGCAGGCGCAGCTCCTGATTGGATTATTAAAGGTATGGTATTTGCAGTTGGCGAAAAGGATTCATCAGACAACAAACCCGAGACAGTTATTGTCCGCGTTGAGTCTGCTCCTGTCGCTGGTAGCACTGAAACTACCTTTACTGGTCGTACAATTTCCGCAGCAACTGGCAGTACTACTGCTGTTGTTGATGGTGAAAAGTGTACAGTCATTGGAAGTGCATTTGAAGAGGGTTCAGGTTCCCCAGATTCTTGGTCTCGTGAATTAGAAAATGGTAATGGGTATTGTCAAATATTTAAGACAGCCTGTGAACTTACTAATACTGCAAGGGCTACGGTTTACCGCGGCTATGCTAGTGAGTGGGACAGAATTTGGAATTTGAAGCTTCGCGAACATAAGGTGGACATCGAAAGAGCAATGCTTTTTGGAAACTCCGCAAGTCAAAGTGGTATCAACTATACCGATGGTATTGTTGGTCACATTATCAAAAACTCACAGTCTCAGATTACTGGAGCTTCCGCTCAAGTATCATATACTGAGGATAAAGGTTATTTTACAACACGTACAGATGCTGAAACAACTTACGATGTTATTTTAAAAGACCTTGAAGTGATTTTTGACCCGGCTCGTGGTGGTAGTTCATCAAAGCTTGCGCTTTGTTCACTCCCTGTTATTTCATTCTTTAACAAGATGGCAAGCTCATCTACTTTCCTATCAAGTGCTTACTCTGCTGCGAATCCGATGATGTCGCAAGCGAGTGGTTCTTATGGGCATAAAGTAATGAAGGTTGAAACTATTCACGGTGATTTGACGTTAGTAAAAGAACCTCTATTTAGAGGCCATGCAGCGCCATATATGTGTTTAGTTGACCTTGATAACGTAGCTTACCGTCCATTAGTCGGCAATGGGGTAAATAGAGACACGCACATTCAAACGAATGTACAGTCAGCAGATGAAGATTTACGTAAAGACATGGTTCTTACCGAAGCAGGTCTTGAAGTTTCTCTTCCTGAAGCTCACGCTCTATTTAACTTTGAGTCTAATTAATAGGAGGTATGAATAATGAGAAGTGCTTTCTTAGAACAGAATAGTGGTGTAACTGCTGGATTCAAGAAAAAGGTAGAAAATGTTACCGTAGCTATAACATTAACTAATGACGATAGTGGAAAAGTATTTATGCTTGATTCCGCTGGTGGAGCTTATTCCGTCACACTTCCAACAGCTTTGGAAGATGGAGTATACTACAAATTCGTAGTTAGTGAAGAAACGCCAACTGGTGCTATTACAATAGCAGCTGGTAGCGCTATTGTTAGCTTGGTAATGAAGGATGCTGGAGGCAATGCTTCCAACTCAACCGCAGGTACTCAAGTTTCCAATCTTATAATTGGAACGAGTGCTGAAAAGGGCGATTATATTAATTTAATGGCTGCTGGAGGCGAGTGGGTTGGAGAGTGTTTATCTGGTATTGATAACGCTGTTACTACTTCATAACCCGAATAAATAAGGGTAAACAGATTTGGATTCTGTGGGGGCTTTCAATAAAAGTTAGCCCCCGAATATCCTAAAATTTAAAAAATTGGAGACAACATGGCTGTATATGGTAATGTAAAAGTAAAAGTATTCATTCACCCGGGTAACCCCGGTATTGAGACTGGGGATGTAGGAACAATGGCAAGAGATATAAAAGATTATGTTGACACATTAGATTCAACTAATAATAAAGTTTTATCTATTACGCATACTCAACTTGCTGGTGACAGAATACTAACTATGGTGGTTGGTGGGGCTTAATGTCCTGTCAGCACTGTAATAAAGACAACTCGGAGGGGTGGTTCTACTGTCGCAGTTGCGGTAAGAGGGCTAATAAACCTTTGTTTAGCCCTGCTATCATAATAAGAGAAGCGGGTTTTGCTACAGCTATTAGGAAAGACCAGATTGATTTTCAGGTAACGACTATGGGTGAGGACATAGAATCAAAAGGGGGCGAGATACGTGGGAACGTTTAAGGCTACGCTTAAAGTTGTAAAGAAATATAAATGTAATAGGAAACGATAATGGCTGGAATATTAAAAGTTAAAATACAAGAAGAGATTTTACTTGATAATCAGGACTATGGCTCTAAAAGAGTACTAGAAGTTGGGAGTATTGCGTCCATAGTAAAAAGAATTGTCAATATAGGAACTGACGAGATTGGATTACTTGGATTTGGAGCAGCTTATAATACTGAATTATCTAAAACATATCTAGCAGGTCAATTCGATGAGGATGATGTTAGATATATAAGAATTACAAATTTAGATAGTACTAATCATATTGCATTGGTATTAAAAAATGAAAACAATGATGAGTTTGGTGTAAAAGTTGATAAGGGATGTTCTTTTTTATACTGTGCTGATTTATCGGGTGGAGTAAAAGATACTATGGATTCTGCTGATGCCGCTGGGATAACTCCTGATTCATTTGGTGATTTAGTTGACATAACTTGTGCTGCTAATACATCTGCTTGCGATGTTGAAGTCTTTGTAGCGAGTGTATAATGGCGACTTTTGAAGCTCAGGTAGAAGGTTTAACAAGCATTTCAATAGATGGTAGCAGTGCTCCAACTCAAACCGAGTTAACTCAATTTCTTACCGATGGGGCTAAGGAAATTATTAATGTATTGCCTCCCAATCTGGTAGATTTATGTTCATCCTCGCAGTCTTTCACCTCTGGTACTGCAGATACATTGAATACTGGTAAAGTTCTTCGTGTATTTAGAAGTGATGGTGATATTAAACAGCCGTGTAGAAGAGTTAATGCCATGCAGAAGGGACGTTTTTCAGATGGTGAGGATATGAACTATGCTACTGTTACAGACCCTGTTTATTATATAGAAAATAATAGTTTAGATGTACTGCCTGTTGGAGGCTCTGCTACTTATTCAGAAGTTCAATATCCATCTGTAGCCTATGGGGATTCGGCAATATCGGTATTCCCAGATGAAGCTGAATATTTAGTTCCATTATATGCAGCTGTTAAATCTCTGCAGAATGCCATGGGTAATAAGACCAGCGATTTACCAACTGATTTAAGCATAGCGGCAGTTCCTCCTGATGTACCTACAATTACGGCATCAACAGTTAGTTTTAGTACTACGGCTCCATCTTATGCTTCTCCTACTACAACTATTAGTGGTACAGGATGGTCAACTGCTTACCCTGATGAGTACACTGCTTTAAATACAGCTTTGGGGGCTATGACAACTGAGCTAAATAAGGTTGATAATATTCTTAGCACCGCAGAGGGGAAAGTAGATGATTATTATACTTCTATTGGAGACATTGATGATACTACACAGTTGTGGGATGATACGAATAAAAGATTTGCGGTTGTCAAAAATGCTTTGGATTATGCTGGAAACTTAATTGATGGGAATAAGCCTGATGCGGCTTATGATGTAGCACAGAATTTATTAGATGTAAACGCAGCCCTTGACGGGATGCAATCTCATTTAACCGATGGGGAGGCTATTCTTACAGACGACCCAACTTCAGGAGATATTGCTACAGCTTTGACGGCTATGAAAAACGCAATAGAAGCCGCTGAAGCTTCGTTTGACAAAATTGAACAAGATGCTACTGAGTCTGTTTTTGGAGATGAGGCTACATTTCTAACCGCAGATTCTCAGTTGACTAGAGTCAAAGATGCTTTAGATAAAGTTGAATTATTAATTGAAACGAACAAACCAGCTTCTGGATACGATGCACACGATTTGCTACAAGCGGAGGATATAGAATTACTTCAAGGAAACTTGAGTATTGTTGGTGTTGAATTGCAAAGAGCTCAAATGCATTTATCGGAATGGACTGCTATTGGCGATATGAGAGTAAAAGAAATTAACGCTTCTTTATCTGAGGCTCAGGCATATGGTAGTGAAATTCAAGCCAGATTATCTTATGCTAGTGCATATCAACAAGCATCGGCTGCGAGGGGTGCTGAAGGTGGTGCTCGAATTAATCAGTTAGGTGCAACTGTTAGTGTTGCTTCTCAAGAATTACAAAGAGCGAATGTAGCGATTGCTGAGATTAATACAATTATAGCATCATATCGTTTAGACATAGAGGGTGTTTCCCCATATTTACAGACAGCACAGGGGTATATAGGTCAAGCGTCTGGTTACGCCCAAGAAGTTCAGGCTTTATTATCGCAAACACCAGCAAAAGTTTCGGAATATCAAGCTAAAGTACAAGATGCTTTAAATGAGTTTAATGATGACAATGCCGAATATCAGGCACAGTTACAAATATCTATACAGAATGCTCAATTGGAGGATGCTGAAGAAGCTAAAAAACTTCAGAAGTATGGGTCTGAGTTACAACAGTATCAAGCTGAAGTAAATGCGGAAGTTCAGGAGTTTACAAACAATATTCAAAAACATACAGCAGATTATCAATGGTTAGATAGTCAATATCAGAAACTTTCAGCTGATTATCAGCGTGGGGTGCAAATGTTGACGAGTGGTGGGATATCTCCACCGAGACAATAGAAAATAATGAAAAGAAGTGGCTAACGAGAAAATAAAATACTCAAACGGATGTTCTCCGCAGGAACTTGATTCTACAAGTGCGAGATGGTATCAAGATAGTGATGTTGGTACGAAGCTTTCTGGTAGTGCTAATGTTTCAATGGGGGGTGGGACATTAACATACCAATCTTCAAAAGAGATTACAAGCGCGGAATCAGCTTTAAGTAGTAAAGATTTTGTTTTTGTTAGAAATATTAGCGGTGATGATGTGAAAATATCGCTTGATAACGGTTCTAATTATCTTGTTCTGTTATCAGCTGGTGAATCATTTGCGTCTGAATTAGATGCATCTGTAGCTGCTGTTGTTATTGGCACAGATGGAACGTCAACAGTAGAATATTTGAGTGGTACATAATGGCTCAAGATAGAAGAGTGATAATGAGAACAAGTGTACTTCCTACTGCTCGAACAGCATATGCAGCTGTGCCCGGCTCTTTAGAAGAATATGATATTTCTAAAGCTACATATAATAAGAATACTGTTAGCTCATCTATTGGCAGGCTTGGTGGGAATAGTACATTAACAGATATTACATCTGCTCAATGGGGAGATGGATGGTCTTCATTTATATCAGAGAGTGCTACTTGGAGTGCTAATTTAAGTAATTGGGAGGGAGCTGATGATACGTGGGATGGCATATTTACTATGTCAACTACTCAAACACAATTATCTTCTGATGGTAGCGATTTGCAATTCTGTTACATAAAGAATTTGGGGTCTACTGCAGTAATAATTTCATTAGATGCTAACTCTACTTATCCATTAAAACTATCAGGGGGAGCAAGTACAATGTTTAGAGGATATAGTTCAAATTTAAAAGTAAATGAAGTTTATGTTAAGACGGCAAGTGGGACTTCAACAATAGAATATTTAATAGCGAAATAATATGGCAGTTCACAGTATAACAGTAAAACAGATTTTGAGTCGCATTAGACAGGTTTTCCCAGATGTGCCTGAAACTTATGTGATGAACTTGATTAATGATGCACTGGTGGAGGCTGGTATGTACAACTCAAAGGTTGTGCACGCTAAAATGAGTACAGCGGCCAACCAGATGTGGTATGATTTAAAAGACGCTGCAAAAGATTCATCCAATAATGTATTGGAAGTAAATAAGATTTTTAGGGTTTATTTTATGGATAATGATGGTGATTATATATTGATACCGAGACTAATTGATAAAGATTTATTATTGACAGATGTGTCGAGTGAATCGGCATTACAAGCACCGGATAGCAGGTAATGGCTAGTAATATAAAATATCCAGAGAACTCGTGCCGCTGGTTTATTGATGGTGATTCATTTTGCCTGATTACTAATGTAGATAGTAGCGGAGGTGCGAACACAACCGCAAGAAAGAATTGGAAAGCGATACAGGAGGCAGTTACTGATGGTATCTTGCTATACTATTATGCAGAGCCTAATAATGTGTCTGCTTTAAGTGATGTCCCTGATATAGACAACTCCCTGCATTTAGCGTTGGTTGACTATGTAAAGAAATGTCTCTATATGGATAAGGCCGGTAAATCGGGCGACCCCAATGTATCAACAGTTTCAAGTAATATGTCTATGGCGCACAAGCAAAAGTGGGATGAAGCCATTAAGAGGTTCGGCATGAAAAAAAGAGATAAGACAGGTGGAATGAGAGCAATACTACCACCAGATTTAACATAATTAGGAAATAGATATGGCAGATGCACATAAATATCAAGCACACGAAGTATTAAACAGGGTTTTAAACTCAGGAGAAACTGCGTTACAAGTAGACATTGTAGCAGGTGCAGAGTATGCTGAAGATTCTGAGCATACAAGTACTGATACTGGTAATTTTGTATTAGGTGTACGAAATGACACATTAGCAGAATTAGGTGGAACGGATGGAGATTATGTTCCATTCCAAATGAATGCAGATGGAGCTTTATATGTAGAAATATCTTCTGGTGGAGCTAATGATTCTATTTATGTAGATGACGCAGATTGGACAGATAGTACATCTAAGCATACATTAGTAGGTGGTTTATATCAATCATCACCTCAAACTATAACAGATGGGGATGTAGGCCCATTTCAAGTTGATGCAGATGGGGCATTACATATATCTGATGGTGGCAATGCAATAACCGTAGATGGGACTGTAACAGCAAACCTATCTGCTATTGACAACGCAGTATTAGATGCTATGGTTGTTGATTTAGCTGCTTTAGAAACACTACAAACATCCACCAATACAAAACTCGATACACTAGAGACTACACTTACAGCTATTGAAACAGACCAAGCAGCGATTGAAACACTATTAACTGCGGCTAATGTTGACCATGCGGCAAATGAGGTGCTGTTAGGTACAATAGATGCTGACACAGGTGCTATTAAGACTGCTGTTGAAATTATTGACAATGCGATAAGCGGAAGCCAGATGCAAGTCGATATTGTTGCTGACGGAGCTGGTTTAGCTACTGATGCTAATCTTGCTCTAATGTTATATGGAACAGCTCTTGCTGTTACGGCTGTTCATGGAGGTTCAGATCATACGTTAGGAGCTACTTATGAGGCTTTTTATATAGGTGTCGGGGGAGATGTCAGTTTGGATTGTGTAACAAGCGGTACAAATATAGTATTTAAAAATTTAGCAAGTGGTCAGATGTTGCCAGTGAGGGCAACTGTTGTCAACGCAACTAATACAACAGCTACAAATATAGTAGCATTGAAGGCTT